CGAGTTTGATCTGGAATATTTCAACAAAATCACAAAGGGTGGTCTCCCTAATAAGACTCTCAATATCGCTCTCGCTGGGACGGGCGTTGGGAAATCGCTATTCATGTGTCATTTGGCTGCTTCCGTCTTACTGCAAGGCAGGTCCGTTCTCTATATCACTCTTGAAATGGCAGAAGAGCGAATTGCAGAGAGGATTGATGCAAACCTTCTCAATGTACCGATTCAGCAACTGGTTGATCTCCCACGCTCAACGTTTGAGAACAAAGTAAATAGTATTGCGAAGAAGACACAAGGTTCTCTGGTAATTAAAGAATACCCCACTGCTTCTGCACATTCAGGACACTTTAAAGCACTTCTCAATGAACTTGCTCTCAAGAAGTCATTTAGACCTGATATTATTTTCATTGATTACCTTAATATTTGTGCTTCCAGCAGGTATAAGTCAAACCTTTCTGTCAATTCATATTCGTATATTAAGGCAATTGCTGAGGAACTTCGTGGTCTGGCGGTGGAATTCAATGTTCCCATTGTCTCTGCTACCCAGACTACCCGCAGTGGTTATGGGAACTCTGATGTTGAACTTACTGATACTTCTGAGTCCTTTGGTCTCCCTGCTACTGCTGATCTTATGTTTGCCCTTATTAGCACTGAAGAGTTGGAGCAGTTGGGACAGATTATGGTGAAGCAACTGAAGAACAGATACAATGACCCCACCATCTACAAGCGTTTTATTGTGGGTATTGACCGTGCTAAAATGAGACTGTATGATTGTGAACAGTCAGCACAAAAAGACATACTTGACTCTGGAAACGAAGACGAGTATAATGACAACGAAGATAAGAAACCTAAAAAGTCGTTTGAAGGATTTAAATTTTAATCATGACCACTTACAGTAACTTTCAATCCGAAAGTAGCATTTCTGGTAGTGAATTTGAAAATCTAGTGGAACAAAATCTTATTTCTAATGGATATACTATTATTTCAACCAATACCAAAATTAATGATATTGGTGTAAATGTTGATTATATTGCGGAAAAGGATGGTATACTAGAATATGGAGAAGCAAAAGGTGGTAAAAGTGGCGGTAAAAAACGCCCAGGTGCCCAACGCACAGACAATGTAAAAAAAGCGATTTGTAATGGTGCTTTGTTAAAATCAAAGCATCCAGATGCAAAATATGTTATATATTTTTCTGCCAAACCAAAGAAAGGAAATTCTTCTGATGAAATGATAAAGACGGCAATTTCTGCTGGATTTGTTGATGAAGTTCGTTATTTAAATTGCAAATAAACAATTATGGAAACTGCTAAACACGTTAATTTTGATAAGTATGCTGAGTTTGTAGATGCTGTGACTTCTGACGCATCTAAGGACTTTCTTGCCCTCTCTGATCGTCTGGTTCAACTGGATGAGAAAGGTGCTAATATTGAGCGACTCCTAACTGCTGCCGTTGGTATCAATGCCGAAGGTGGTGAGTTTATGGAGATCGTTAAGAAGATGGTGTTTCAAGGTAAACCTTATAATGAGGACAACCGTGAGCACCTGATCATTGAACTGGGTGATATTATGTGGTATGTTGCCCAGGCTTGTATGGCACTGGATACGACACTTGATGATGTTGTTGCTCGTAATGTTCAAAAACTTCTGAAGCGTTATCCTGAAGGTGCTTTTGACGTTTATTTTTCTGAAAACCGTGCTGCTGACGACCGATGACTAAAGATAAGAAAGTAACGATTAAAATGGATGCCCGTTCTGCTGCTGCAGTTCGTCAAGTTCTATTTGAAGCACAGCGAGGTTATAGTTACGAACACGTGCCTGAGCGTATTACTGATATTCGTTCTGTAATACAAGATATCGATGATAATCTTGGTGCTGTTCTTGGCGTCTAATAAATACTTCAAAAAATGTCTTTGATTGGAAAGAAAAGAGGAAGACCAATAACGAGAGCACAATTTGAAGTTATGCTCAAAAAGTTTTTGGTTTTTGTAAAAAGAGAACTTCGAATTTCTCATGATATTCCAATCGTATTTGTGGATGACGCAGATTTTGCTAAAAATATTGCTGCATTTGGTGAAATATCAGATAAAAATGTAATTCATATTAGTATTATTAATCGTCATCCTATGGATATTTTGAGAACAGTTGCTCATGAGTATGAGCACTATAAACAGCATCTGGAAAAAGGTATTCATCATAGAAGTTCACACGCTGGTAGCGCAACTGAAAATCAAGCAAATGCGAAAGCAGGTATGATTATGAGAAAATACGGACAACTTCATCCAGAACTATTTGACCTTATGCCACTTCGGTGATATAATGGTTTTATTGGGGAATTAGCTCATTTGGTAGAGCACTGCCTTTGCACGGCAGGGGTGAGGGGTTCGAGTCCCCTATTCTCCATTGCCCAAGTGGTGAAACTGGTATACACGCATGACTTAGGATCATGTGCTTCGGCGTGGAGGTTCGAGTCCTCTCTTGGGCACTAAATATTTCCAAAAAGTTCGTATGGCGAATTTATCCCAACAAACTTCTTCTGGACAAAGTTCTTGGGATGTTTATGTGAAAACAAATCCAAGATGGAATACAGTGCAATTCCAAATTGAAAAAGGTGAAGTCAACGTTCCAGTTTATAAACAAGTATCGGATATTCCACAAACTCCACAACAAGCACAAACTAAACAACCTTTTTACACTGTGAGTCAGGGTAACACTGTTATGATAAAGGAAAACGATTTTAGAATTGTTGGTAGAAGTAGATATGCCAAAATATCTTACAACCAAAAAGTTGGATATATCAACATTACTAAAATTAGAAAACCAACAGGTGCTGGTGATGATGTTGAGAAAAGATATTTAAATTTAATACAAGAAAATATAGAGCAATTGAAAAGATATGCTTCAAGTGGGACGATTGATATTACAATAGATGGTTTACCTCCAATTTTTGGAATAGATAAAATAGAAAAGGTGTCAAATAGAATACATGGTAGAGAAGCAAAGTCAGACTTTGTTTTTAAAGATAGAAGGGGGAAATCACTTTTACATATATCTCATAAAGCAGGAGAAAGTCCAACTGCTTTTGGTCAGTATGGTGGTGTTTCAGAGGTTGCAGGAAATATTCAAGATGCTTCTCTTATCTATCAAGACCCTGAGGTTCAATCTTATTTGACTCGTCTATATGAGTTATACTCTGATGCAATTGGAGATAGGAAGATAGAAAATAATCCATTCTCATCAGGTGGAACCTTGGATAAGGGTGTTTATAGAAATATTAATAGTGCTACTTTAATTAATAGGTCTATTTTTGGACCAGATTATGGTGGGCAAAGGGGACCAGATAATGTAGACTTAATAGCACAAGGACATTTTGTATTTGATCCTGTAATTTCTCCATATGGTGATGTGACTTACAAGTTGTCTTTTACTGGAGATCATGAAGTTAATGGAAATATAACAAAATTTGTAGATAATACGAGTGGATATCGTGCAGTTTTGCTGACCACTTATAGAGCGGGTAGACCAACTCAAACTCCTTCTGGAAGTGTTCCAGCAACAAGAACCGCAATTTATCCAAGATACTATAGAGCAAGCGCCATAAATATAGACACTTTGCTTCCATAATAAATACCTTTAGATTTTGACGTTCAAGAAATAAATTTCAGGTCTGTAATGAAAAATTTTTTTCAATTTTTAACCGAAACAACTGCAACTCAACAAGCAGCAAGACTTGGTTTGCAGGGTGATGGTCACGGAGGTTGGTATAAGGACGGAGAGTTTGTAGCAAAGACTGAAAAGGGGAGACTGAAGTTTTATAATAAGCGTCAAGCATCTGGTGCAAAAGATCCAAAACAAACTGATCTTGAAAAGAATGTATCCGACCCAAATTTTGTAGATCCTTCTTTACAGCAACAGCAAGCACCTGTTGATCCAAATGCTGTTGTTGATCCAAACGCTCAGATTGACCCAGCAACTGGACAACCAGTTCAGGCAGCACCACCAGTCAATTATCTTCCAGTAGAAAAAACTAAAGGAACTTTGACTGTTGCTTTTGGAAGATTCAATCCTCCACATCTTGGACATCTTCAATTAATGGACACAGCTGCTGCAGCGGCACAACAAGATCAAGGTGACTATATGATTGTTCCTTCACGTAGTCAGGACAAGAAGAAGAATCCACTTGATCCTGATACTAAAGTATCATTGATGAGGCAGATATTCCCCCAACATAGTGAAAGAATTGCTAATGATACAAATACTAAAACTATTTTTGATGTTCTGAAAAAAGCGCATAATGATGGATATACAAATGTAAGAATTGTTGGTGGTGCTGATAGGGTTAAAGAGTTTAATAAACTTGCTAATAACTATAACGGAAATCTTTATCAGTTTGATAATATTGAAGTTGTTTCTGCTGGTGATCGTGATCCAGATTCAGAAGGAGTTGAAGGTCTTTCTGCTTCAAGAATGAGACTTGCTGCTGCTGAAGGAGACTTTAAAACTTTCCGTGCTGGAATGCCTCCAGAAATGAGACCCAAAGATGCAAAGGCAGTTTTTGATACTGTTCGTCAAGCAATGGGTGTTCAGGATCAAGTTGTGGAAGTCTGGGATGTTGCTCCAAAGTTAGATCAAAAAACTTTGAGAGAAAATTATCTAATGGAAAAGATTTTTAATATTGGTCAGTTAGTTGAAAATCTAAACACTGGACTTGTTGGTCGTATTATTCGTAGAGGAACAAACTATCTGATTTGTGTGACTGAAGATCATATTATGTTCAAGTCTTGGATCAAAGATGTGATGGAAGCATACCAAGAAAAGAGAGTTGATAGTAAGATGAGACTTCCTGGAAAACCAAATACTTTGGTTGGAACGACAGGATATTTAAGATATGCGGCACAACAAACACCTGGTGCTGAAGTTGGAAAGGAAAACCTAGCATACAATCAAAAAGGGTTCGGTTTGAATTTCATAAATAAGTATAGAAAAAGTAAGTAATCGATCTTTCCAATGAGTAACAATATCACTGAAGAAAAAGGTCAGCAACCTATGGGTGATGCTGCAGCCGTGATTCAAAAAAAAGCAAGACAACTTGTTTATGACGCTCGCTATGAGGTCAAAGGAATTATTGGTAATAAAAAAGTAGATCCAGTTTCTCAGGAGAGAATGATTCTTCAGAGAATTGCTAAGTCAACTTCCAGTCCTGCTGTAAAATTAATGGCAAGGCAAATGGTTTCAAAGAAAAGAGGGGATGTAAAAGAAGAGTTTGTTGCTGATATTCAAGAGACCGCTACAGATAATGTTGTTAAGGCTCTATTCAAGGTATTTGTTGAAGGTGTAGAAACTCCACAAATTGAAAATGCCTACTTAGAGGAACTTGCTTCAAGTGCTGACAAGAAGTACAAAATTCGTGTTACAGATACAAAAACTGGTAACTCGTATGTAAGGTATGCAACCCGTGAAAAGATTTCTCAACTCAGAGCACAAGGTCTTAAGGTCGAACTAACCGAATATGGTGAACCAAGAGAGGGTGAGAAGAAAAGAGGAGAAGATACTGCTCGTGCTACTGGTGGTGGTGGGAAAAAATCAAGAAAAGATTATGATGGTGACGGAAAAATTGAAAGTTCTGCGAAAGAACATGCTGGAGCAGTTCATAACGCTATTCAACGTAAAAAAGGTCTTCCTGCAGATGGTAAAGATACTTCGGATGTAAAGGAATCATTAGTTGGTCGTCAAGCAGAAATTGATGCCAATCATAACAATAAAATTGATTCTGAAGATTTCAAAATTCTTCGTAAAAAGAAAAATGTAAAAGAAGATCATGTTTGGACTGAAGCAAAAACAAAACAAGAAAAGACCAGTCCAACTTCTGGTGTAGACAATTATGCTTCGGGAGCTATTAAACTTTTTCCATCAGAAGAAGATAGTGCAAAAACTCCAAGTATTCGTTTAAGTATTAATTCTAGTTTTGAAGCAGAGGGTCCTATTCTTACTGAAAAAGCAGTAAGTAAGGCTCAGCAAAGATTTTTTGGAATGGTAAGAGCAACACAAAAGGGTGAAATGGAAGCACCTTCTTCTGAAGTAGCATCTGCTGCTAAGAGTATGAAGAAGAAAGATGTAAAAGACTTTGCCTCTACCGGGCACGAAGGACTTCCTGAGAAGAAAAAAAGTAAGAAGGATGTGAAAGAAGCAGCAGAGTCTGTTCCCAATAAAAAAGAGGAAGATTCTCGTGCTATTTCAACCTATCGTAATCTTCTCAAAAATAAATTAAGAGCGATGGGAGCAAAGAATCCAATCGTTCTTGGCGCTGATGATGAAAAAATAATGGATTTGATGACCAAGGATAAAGTAGATCCAATGCACGTTATGGTGTCTGCTTCATATGAACCAGAAGG